TTGAAAAACTTGCTCGTGGTTTTATGAACGACGGAAAGCTTGACCTTGATGAGATTAACGCAGCCTTTGCTGCCGTTGATGTCAACTCAAAGACAGCCGCTGATTTAAAGGTCGAAGCAAAGCAAAACGGTCAAGACATTGTAATTAAAGCAGATGGCTCAACAGCGGTAGCGCCTGCGGTTAATGGCATCCCACCATTAGCGGTTGCTGCTACAGGAGAAGTTCCAATTCCAGCACACGCAGACACAGACCCAGATTACAACTAGGAGTTAAAATGGCAGCAGAACAAGGTACAGCAGCACGTATGGTTGAAGTAGCACTTGCAGAAGAAGGCTACGCAGAAGGACCAAAAGACAACGAAACTAAGTACGGAAAGTTTACTAAGGCAAACTTTTTACCTTGGTGCGGATCATTTGTAATGTGGTGCGCTAATGAGGCGGGAGTTAAGGTTCCAAACACTGTTTCAACAATGGCTGGAGCCGCATCTTTTAAGAAATTAGGTACTTGGACAGATGCAGGGGTTGCAAAACCTATGCCTGGGGACATTGTGTACTTTGATTTCATGGATGGCGGAGCGCCAATTGAGCACGTAGGTATTGTTGTAAAAGACAATGGGGACGGAACGGTAACCACAATCGAGGGAAACACCGCTGGTCCAAAAAAGAAATCTGGTTCACAGGCAAACGGTGGCGAAGCTTGTAAAAAAGTTCGTGCCTATAAGAAGAATTCAGCAAAACTTCCAATCTTTATCGAAGGATTTGGTCGTCCTAACTACAAGGGCAACGAAGTTAACGTTGAAGTTGTTCCTACAGAAAAGCCAACATTTCCAGGAACTATCAAGCCAGGGGCTAAAGGAGATGCTGTTAAAGCTATCCAACACGCTCTTACTCTTGTAGAAGATGGAGACTACGGACCAGCAACAAAGAAAGCAGTTATTGCTTTTCAAGACAACCATGTAAATCTTGACTCTAATGGAGTTGTTGGCCCTAAGACTTGGGCCGCTCTTATGGATCTCACCTAAAGAGAAGGAAGTAAATAGCCCACCAGTATTTCTGCTGGTGGGCTATACTTTTGCCTAGGTCGCCAACCGGGACCTATTTAACTTATATCGTCTAAGGAGATATAACATGGCATCAGGCTATCCAAAGGGATCCATCCACGATCATCAGTGGGGGAATTACCCAAAATCAGCAGTATCAACAACAATTCAAAAGCCAGCTACTTTGGCTGATCTATTTAATAATCAATTCTTCTTGGGATTTGATGAGCAAATTGACCGTTGGCATAATTTGACAGGCGTTAAGTTTGCTTCGTTTCCTCCGTACAACCTAATCAAGGTAGATGACAATCACTACACAGTAGAGGTTGCTATTGCGGGATACTCTAAAGAAGACATTGAGGTAACCGTTGAAAAAGATCTTCTTACGGTTAAGAGCCTTGAAAAAGAGTCAAAATCAGAGGCTGAGGTTCTCCATCAGGGAATTGCTAAGCGTCTATGGACCCAACAGTTTGTGTTGGGCGAGTTCATGGTGGTTAAGGAGGCTACGCTCAAAGATGGCCTTTTGACCATTAAGGTTGAGCGTGAGGTCCCAGAGGAACTCAAAGCAAAGACTATAAAAATCAAGTAAGATATCTACTGACAGCGTTTCGCTACCTGTCAAAGGGACCTGAGCATTGTCCACGTAAACGGCTCACTTTTACTAAGTTTATTCTCTCGCCGTGACGGATAATTGCAGCATGGCATTCCTACCCAGTGAAGACTCAAAGGACTACGCAACTTGGCGACAAGAGCGTAAGTCAAAGGGTTCGTTTGGAATTAACGTATCCGCTGGAGAAGCCGTAGGTTTTTCTGGTATTCCTGGAAAAGGAACTTATAACTTTAGGCTTGGTGATCGAAAGATAAAGTCTAAGCAATTTACTAAAGAGCCTTCAGGACGTTCTTCCGAAGACACTGTAAGAGGAGATCAACCAAAACGCCCAACCCGCACAGCAATTGCTCGTCCAATTTATGACGGTGAAGTTGTAGAACCTCGCGCATTACCAGATGGAAAAAAGGGTATTGAGAACAATATTATTGATGCTGAGATTGTAGAAACTCCAAAAGCAATTGGCGGTTCACGACGTGCTATTGAAGCACCACCACAGAGAGCAATTGAGGCTCCAAAGACTCGTGCGGCATCACCGATTGTTAATAACCCTAATAAGGGAAAGCAATTTATTTCTGTAGACAAGCAGGGTGGAGCAACTCCTTTGGTAAAGACCTCTCAGGGGCCAGCGGTGGACTTTACGCGATGAGAGACCAAGAGTTTAGAGACGCTCTTACAAGAGCAAAGGGGGCCGTTGATGGTGAAGAGACCAACGCCATTCAGTGGGATCGTTTTAACCCATGAGGAAGAAAGAATTCTTCTTGAAGGATGCAAAAACCCAAGACCAACCAGCAGACTCAAGATTTGGTTTAAGACCAAAGAAATGGGCCTCAAACGAGTCCCCTAGTATTTTTACATATTCAAACCCCGGAAAAGGTGTTCAAGGCGAGCATCAAAACTAAAGCTCGGGTAAACTAAGCAGTACTTGAAAGGAATATCGTGGCATCTTACTCACTAGCTCGCATGGGGTCGCTGACTCAGCTAACCACATCTGTTCAAACTCTCTACACCGTTACTGCTCCTAAGACCAAGGCTGTTACAAAACAGATCCTTGTTGCTAATACTGGTACCTCAACAGCCAGCGTTACCATCCACTTAGTCCCTGCGTCTGGAACAGCAACTCTCTCAAACAAGATTGTTCCTGAAGTATCTATATCAGCAAACTCAGTGATTACGCTAGACATAACTCAAATCCTAACCGTAGGAGAAAGCATCCAGGCTTTGGCATCTGCTTCAAGCATTAACGTAGTAATTAGCGGATACGAGGTCGAGTAATGTCTCGTTCTATTAGAGTTTACGGTGCCACTATCCTTGTGGATAACACATCAGGGCAGCGCAACATTTTAACGTCTACTTCGGCCCCTACAATCCTTCAAGGCCGTGACGGGGACGTCTGGCTTCAATACACAGCTTAGTCGGAGACCTTAAGTGGCCGGTAATATTAAGGTTAATGGCGTCTGGAAAAACGTATCTAACTACTCTGTAAAAGTTAACGGCGTTTGGAAGACTGTCACTAACGGGTATGTAAAAGTTAATGGAGTTTGGAAACAATTCCTGTCTCCTTCCACGCCCACTTATTACTCAGCGCCTGTTTACTACACAGCACCTAATTATTACGGTGGAGGAGGCGGTGTAACTTATTACACTGTTACAAATGTTGTAGGGCTTACCGTTTCTCAAGCAACTAACTCAATTACAGGTAGCGGAAACCTAGTTGGATCTACTAGTTCTACATCTACAACTAATTCAAGTTTGGACGGAACGGTTGCTTCGCAAAGCCCTTCCTCTGGTCTATACGCCGGTCAGCAAACTGTTTCTTTTACATATTACACTTATACAGCCACAAGTGGTGGAACTGGTGGAAGCGTATGCGGATCTGGTGGATCGACCACGTCAACTGAGTTTTACTGTCAAGGCCCACAACGTTGGTCACGTTCAGTTACCACTTACTACGACGCAAATGGGACTGTATGCAACACTGTTTATGGAGCAGGTTTTCAAGAAGTAAGCTGTTCACCAAACTGTAATTGTGGTATTTATTACGCACCAACGTATTACACTGCTCCAGTAACGTACTACACACCACCGGTAGTTACTTATTATGCTGCTCCTATCTACTACACAGCACCCACCTACTATTCTCCGCCAGTAGTTACTTATTACGCAGCGCCTATTTACTACACAGCACCTGTTTACTATAACTTTAACTCCACTTATTTTGCCGCTCCCACATACTATTCTCCACCAGTGGTAACTTACTATGCCGCCCCAATTTATTACACAGCACCTGTTTACTACACTACTTCAGGCGGAGGTTGTTGGGCTTACGGAACTCAAGTAACACTTTCTGATGGATCAACTAAGCCTATTGAAGATGTAGTTGTTGGAGATGTTCTACGTGCGCCAATTATCCCAACCTATCCAAATGGTGAAGACTCTTCTAAGTGGTACCCAGCATCCGTTTGGTCTACAGAAACCGCAGATGCTCTGGCATATGAAGATACTGTGGTTACTAACACAAGACACGTTATTGAAAGTTCTTATTACCTATTAAACGACACGTTTAAGGTAACTGGAGACCACTTTGTATTTGTTAAGAAGGGCACTACATGGCAGTTTGCTCAAGTAGACGAGCTATCTGTCGGAGACTTATTTAAGAGCGAAACTGGCGAAGAGGTTGAAATTACAAAGAAGGTAGAGATTAACGAGTCAACTATGGTTGTCGACATTGACGTTGAAGATAACGACCTATTCTTTGCGAATGGTATTATTACTCACAACTTCAAACTTTAACCTTTAGGAGCACTAGATGGAGACCATTTTTATTGGTATCCCTGCGTTTAACGAAGAGGACATCCATCAAACTATAAGAACGGCTTTGGGCAAAGCAAAAGAGCCACAAAACGTTCATATAGGAATTGTTCTTCATTACCCTAAAGGTGATTTCCCAGATCTTAGAATGTACCCAAACGTTAGCGTTATTGCTATTAACGATCCAGTAGGGCTAGGAACAGGTTTGACTAGAGATCTTGCCTGTTCTCTTTATACTGGAGAAACTTACTATCTTCAGATTGACGCGCACACTGTATTTAAACCACATTGGGATGAAATCCTTAAGCGTAACTATAAGGAACTAAACAAGACTGTTGAAAAACCTATTATCTCAACCTATGTTCCTTATTGGTACAGGGACCGAAAAACAGGACAACCATTGACTATGTTTGGCACAACTGACTTTGATGCCCCATGCGAAACCATGTGGTCGTTAGTTACAAAAGGTGACCCTAGGGCTATTGACATGCAGGACCCTGAAAAATACAGGCAACTTGTTTATGGAATTGAGGCTGTAGAAAGCCCTGCCGCAGCTGCGGCTAATTTCAGCACATCTAACTATGAAGAGCAGTATGTTTTTGCTGGTCACTTTATGTTTACTTCTGGAAAGTACTTAGAAGAAGTTCCTTTTGATCCTTTGACTACATATCACGAAGAGAACACCTATCCCATGAGAGCTTGGACTCGCGGGTACCGAATATTTAATATGAAAGACCATGCGCTTTGGACTAGAGAGATGTACACAAAAGGTAGAGATGTACCAGGATCTTGGAAAAGCACGTACGAAGTTAAGGGCGCAGATGGGCTATCTTTTAAAGATAAAGTAATTGAGGGTACCCTTCGCAATAAGGATATACTTACTGGTAAAGTTCTTGGGATATGGGGAGCCCCGACTCAAGAACTGCTAGATGCTTACGAAAAAGCATCTGGAATTAATTACAAAAAAATTTATGAGAATATGTACAAAACGGTAGAAGAAACGGGAGACAAGTACCATGCAGCAAGAAACCTTTACGAACTCGAGCAAAGACGCGATCAAGAGCAAGCAAACACTTGATTTTTACCCTTGGGGTGAGGGAGCGGCTCAACTAGCGCCAGGTCCGGTACCTGCTAAGAAAAACATTGCCCCTTATTGGAAAGACTTACCGCTTTACCATGGCCCAGGAGATGAGGAAAGGGTAAAGGACGGGACAGCTAACCGTAATAATGTCTACCTTGGTTTAAAGCATTGCATGCCGTACTTTGACGCTATGGCTATGGGGTATCACTATCTTCTCCATACAGACGTAATTGTTAAGCGTAAAGAAGACGGACAGATTGATATAACTTGGGATTCTCCAATGCACCCAGTTGCACCTAGAGGACTGTTTGAAATGCCCGTCCCCCATGGCCACTACCAATCTCACTGGTCATGGCAAATGTATTGGGGTATTCAGCCACCTAAAGGATATGGCGCTTTACTAACTCACCCAATTAATAGATACGATCTTCCATTCTCTACAACCTCTGGCTATGTAGACTTTGATGAATACCCACTTCCCGGAAACGTAAGTTTTCACGTAAAAGATAACTTTGAGGGAATCATCCCCGCAGGCACACCGATTATGTCAATAATCCCAATCAAGCGTGAGGCATGGGTTGGCTTTGAGAATAGATCAGAAGAATTTTTTATTCCGAAGGTTAGGATTGCAAACGAAAAAGAGACAGTTAGTGGAGCCCATTACAAGAAGGGGTACCGAGTAGGACTCGAGTTTAACTGATGGAAAACAACCTATCTCTCTGGCAGAAATATAAAAAAAATCTTGGGTCTACTAGACCTTGGGATTTATTCAATACAGACGAGCCTAAAGCCTCTGATGAGGTCGCAACGGCCCGATTAACTGCCTGTAACGACTGCCCATTCCTTATTAAGCTAACTCAACAATGCAAGAAGTGCGGGTGCTTTATGCACCTAAAGGTTAAGTTAGCCAAAGCCGAGTGCCCAGTGGGGACATGGGGCCAAGAGGACGAAGAGGCATAAAGGCTGACATTCTCTAAATCCTCTTGGATACTAGTCTCAATTGATTTTAACAAGAGAGGCAAATCATGGCTTTGGATTCAGCCGGAAACCCTAAGATTGACTTTGTTTGGGGCAACCTTCCTATGCAACCAAACGCAGAGCGTGTAGGCGGAGAACCTGTTGTAATGGGCGAGCCTAACGGCGATCAAAACAGAGGGTGGTCAGGGTACTCCGTGTACCCAAGCGGTACTCTTGCCGAAAATTTTGACATCGAACTAAATGACGGAATAGTTCAACTGGCTGTACCAGCAGATAGTCATATTACAGCTATAGATAACTGGTCTTCTTTCCCAGATTTTGAACCGAACACTGGTTTTACAGCCCCAGCGCCTTCTTACTATTCAGCCCCTTCCATTAACCATGAGATTTTTGGCATTCGTAAGCAATGGGGAGCAGAATCAAACCTTGACTACAACATGTTCTACATGTTCCTGCAAGGACAGAACCACAACCTCTACAACGGTAATACCATAAACATTTCAGGTTCAGATGTTGATGCCTACAACAAGAACGGCTGGATTGTTCTTGATGCTGTAAACGATAATACATTCAACACTGGCGGCACTATGGTGACCATCTTTTGGAACGGTGCTATTAGCGAAACCGCAAACGGTACTGGCGGAACATACGCCAAAGTTTAGTATTCCCTTAGACGTGAGGGATTTAAAAACTCTATAGAGATAGGAAAAAAAATGGCACTAGATACTAGTGGTAACGAGCGCGTTGACTTTGTTTGGGGAAACATGGCTATCCAGCCATCAAATCGCCCAGGAACAGGTGCGCCTGAAGTAGTGGTCGCATCTAACGTTGATCAAAACAAAGGTTGGAGCGGATGGTCTGTATACCCAAGCGGTGACCTACAACGCCAGCAAACAATCACACTTAACAACGGAATTGTTCAGGCTGATTTAGATGCAGATAGCCACGACATTTCTACTTGGCTTTGGTCAAACTACCCATCTTATGAACCAAACACAGGTTACTGGGACTAATTAGACCCAACAAAAAAGCCCCCGGTTTATAGCCGGGGGCTTTTTTATTTAGTACCAATTGTGCTTTTGCCAGTAGCGCCATGCGTTGCACGCGCCGTGAGGATCACTTTCAGATCCATATCGCTTAAATATATAGCGAAGTCCATATTTAATTTGGAGTTTTGCTTCTGCGGTCTTTTTGACCCCATAGTTACCCCAAGTTGAGGGCATGAACTGCGCGATACCGAATGCGCCTGAGCTCATGTTCTTAGCCTTAGGGTTGAAATGGCTCTCCTTTTGCCAAATATTTCGGAGGCACTTCCACTCTTTCATTGGCCAGTCATTTGCATAAGTGGTCAAGAAAGCGAGCGCTTCAGCGTCAAAGTATTTGACGGTGTCACTTGCCAAGGCGGCCTTGGCTTCTGATTTTGTAGTTGTCACCTTAAGGTAGGTCAGGCTGACCGTAACTGCCTTTTCGGGCTTTGCAGGCGTTGTCAGTGCCTGTGCCGTAGGTGGAACTACTAGGTGCGAGATAGCAATAAGAAATACTGCTAAGTTCACTCCTACCTTCTTTAGATCAATTTGGAAATTGATTCTGATATTAAGCATTGCTGCTCCTCTCAGTTGGCAAAAGGCGCCTTGTGAGCGCCTCTGTCGTACCCTACAGTAGCACAGCGATACAGACCAACACCAAATTGAACTCAAATTTATATTTTTTGTTATATACATAGACAATTTGGACATCATTACAGTATAAATAGATACTAATTACGCATAGATGTGACCAAAGTTATAGAATTATCCGGTACCCCCGACTACCTTTAAGGATGAATTTACGCATGAGCGCACTTGATTGGGCGGGATTATCTGCCGCTGTAACAGCCACACTAGCAGGATTCGGGGCTTTTACCCGATGGATGATCAAAGCTTACCTATCAGAACTTAAACCCAATGGTGGATCGAGCCTCAACGACAAGATCAAGTTAGAGGTTCTCCCAATGCTTATTGATATTAAAACAGATTTGGCCGAAGTAAAAGGCCGCCTAGACCAACACCTTTCAGAGGGCAAAGACTAACCTGCTACACTTTCGGCAGGGCACACAGCCCGCTACATAAGGAGAACAATATGTCATCAAAGATTCAAGCAATGCTTGCGTCATACGGACGCTCATTTCTAGCCGCAGCAACTGCGGTATATGCAACAGGCAACCACGATCTAAAGTCGATTATTATTGCCGCACTTGCATCAACACTTCCAGTCGCAATTCGCGCACTCAATCCTAAAGACCCAGCATTCGGTATTGTTGCTGGCTTGGCTCAAAGCCTTCTTGAAAAAGAAGTAAAGAAGGCCACAAAGAAGAAAGCTAACTAATTATGAAGTGCTTTAACTGCCCAGAGAACGCAACCTTTCTTGTAGCTGACCAAGGTGTCAGTGACGTTTACTACTGCAACAAGTGCTTGCCAAAGCATCTTCGTGAGCGAGCAAACGCTGGGCAGTTAAGCATTCCAGTTGCTCCAACACAAACTAAAAAGAAAGCCGCCAAGGAGCCTGTAGTAGAGACTCCAGTTGTTGAGGAAACAACAGAGGCTCCAGTTGAAGATCCAACGGCATAACGCAATACAGGCACACCCAGTCCCTAAGTCGGTAATGACTCCGCAGGGGCCTTTCCCTAGAGAACTGTTTAATGAAAGGCCTGTAGTAGACGATTACGTCCCAGAAATGGCTGAGGATGGGGCAAACTTACCTTTAGGTGCTACAGCGCAAAATAACTACAGACAGCCAAAGATAATGATCTGTTCTCACTGTAACGCTAGAGTTTTAGAAACTAAAACTGGCGATCACTACTGCGAGGGATAATGGCTAGACAAAGCGATAATTACTTTAAGCGTAGGGCTATAGAAGAAGAGCGTTCAGGTCAAAGAAAACTAAATATAGGTCAAGCCACTGGCGAGCGCTACGGCATCAAACAATCTTGGGAAATAATGAACCCAATAGAAGAAGAGCCTAGAAAAACCGAGCCGTCTTTTCAAAATATGACAGCACCTACTACTAATCCTGCGCGTCCTCGCGCTAAAAAACTTGCTTACAGCAAAGAGACAGAGACTCTTGTTATTAGATTCCGAGACGACTCATGGATTGCTTATGACGGAATACCTGTAGAAATGTGGAACGACTTGAAGTCTTCAAACTCTACTGGGAAGTATCTTAAGTATTCTGGGTTAGACGACCATCCTTGGTATCACTTTGACCCCTCAACCATGGAGCCTGAGACTAGGGTAATATTCAACTCATAATGAAAACACTTGGGCCACTATACGTAGGAACTCTTGAGTATTACCACAAAGACTTTTTCCCTATTGTTGAAAAAGGCTGGACTCAGGAAACGGATCACCCATTCCGCAAAGGGTCATGCCTAGTCTTTAGACTTCCTAAAACTTACCCCGGATTCTTTATAGGTCTTTGGAAACGTGGATCTGAAATTGAGGCATTTGACGAAGAGGGCGCAGCCGATAGAATCGCTCAAGCTCTAAAAACTAGAAGCATGGGTTTAACCCCTGATGAGATTGAGGACTGGGATGTTTAAAAAGAAAAAGCCTTGGACTAAACCTTTCTCTGAAAAAATAGCAAAAAGGGTTAAAAAAGTTCCTACTGGTGAACTTACTATGTGGGTCGACCAAGCCATGCTAGATCTTGGTCGTTGCCTAAATCAATACGAAAAAAACAGAGATGTTAAGCTGTATCTTGAAGAGGCTTTGGTTGGAGCCGAGGCTATTCATGCCATGGTTGACGAGCTACATGCTCGAATGACTAGAGTGTAAAAGCACGTTTATTTAATATCCCCTAAACTTATAGCACCTCACTTCCTTCTCCCACGTGTGGCAGCACTAGGCCTTGGTATAAAAGCCAAGGCTTTGTGTTTTCTTCTAGACTTAGGCATATATGGAAGACATTGAGTTTTTTGACGAAGAAGAACTTCTAGAAGATGACCTAGAGGGTGACCAGTCCCTGCCCGAAGAAGAGGACGACGGACTAGATGAGTTATCGCGTGAGTTTGTAAATAAGTTAATTGACAAGACCATGACATTTATGGAAGCACTTGTTGGTCATGATCTTCACCCCTATCAAAAACCACTTGCACGAAGAATTATTGAATCCGTAATTATTAACGACGGTGAGGAAATCACAGCACTTGCTGCCCGTCAGTCAGGTAAGTCGGAAACCGTTGCTAACACAGTTGTTACCCTTATGGTTTTACTTCCACGTTTAGCGCGTATGTACCCAGACTTATTGGGTAAGTTTAAAAACGGGCTATGGGTAGGCATGTTTGCTCCAGTCGAGGGTCAGGTAGAAACCCTGTTTGGTAGAGCAGTAACTCGCCTCACATCTGAACGTGCGCTAGAGATACTTAATGATGCTGAGATTGATGATTCTCTTGGTAAGGTTCCGGGCGTTACTCGCCAAATACGATTAAAGAACTCTGGATCTAGCCTTTCAATGATGACCGCTAACCCACGTGCAAAAATTGAATCTAAGTCGTTCCACCTTATCGTTATTGACGAGTGTCAAGAAGCAGACGATTTTGTCGTGTCTAAATCAATCTCTCCTATGCTTGCGTACTACTCTGGAACTATGGTTAAGACTGGTACGCCCACTACACACAAAAACAACTTCTACCGATCTATTCAACTTAACAAGCGTAGACAGACGGGTCGTGGGTCTAAGCAAAACCACATTGAGTGGGACTGGAAAGAAGTTGCAAAATGCAACGCTAACTACCAAAAGTTTATTAAGAAAGAAATGCTACGCATTGGCGAAGACTCCGACGAGTTCCAAATGTCTTACTGCAACAAGTGGCTTCTTGAGCGCGGTATGTTTGTGACCTCTCAAGTAATGGACGAACTTGGAGATACCTCACAAGAGACCGTAAAGGCGTGGCACAGAACTCCAGTAGTTGTGGGTATTGACCCAGCCCGTAAGATGGACTCAACAGTTGTCACGGTTGTATGGGTTGACTGGGATCGTCCAGATGAGTTTGGGTATTACGATCACAGAATTTTAAACTGGCTAGAGATTCAAGGGGATGACTGGGAAGACCAGTACTTCCAGATAGTTAACTTCTTAGCAAGTTACGACGTGCTTGCTGTTGGTGTAGACGCTAACGGTGTGGGCGATGCTGTGGCTCAAAGACTTAAACTTTTACTTCCTAGAGCAGAAGTCCACTCTGTAGGCAGTAGCCAACAAGAACAATCAAAGCGTTGGAAGCATCTAAAGGCGCTACTAGATCGTCGTATGGTTGGGTGGCCCGCTCACGCTAAAACTCGTCGCTTACGCGCTTGGCGTCGCTTTTACCAACAAATGACCGATCTAGAGACTAAATTTCAGGGACCTAACTTCTTGGCCCATGCCCCTGAAGAAGCCCACGCCCATGATGACTATGCGGATTCTTTGGCTATCGCTTGTTCCCTAACTATGGACCTAACCATGCCTCAGGTAGAAATGTCGTCTTCTCCGTTCTACGGCAGATAGTTTCGACTTTACTATGAGAACTTTCTCGTAATAATGGATACTTTTACTCGAGGCCTCAACCTTAT